TTTTCTTTGACAAAGTTTGAAAAGCCCCCTTTCCGGCTTTGTTTTTTCTGACGTTGCATCGTTCTTTCAACGGTAAAATTCCACTAACGGCTTTCGAATGCGCGGATGCCGCAAGGCTCGCAGCGCTTCCCGCCTCAACTTTGGGTCTGGCTTTCGTCCGAACCAGAATTCACCGATGATCGCCTCGCGCTGTGCATCCGTCAGTTGTGCAAGCGCCGCTTGTACGGCCTGTTGAAAGTCCCGTTGTTCGACGTCCTCAAAGGCTTCTTCTGCCGCTTCATCTGAGATTGTGTCACCAAGCGTCCAGTCGCTGTCCTCGTCGCCTATCGGCTCGTCCATCGACCGGCAAACAGTGTTGATGGGGTCACATCGCGCCCGCTGAGTTCTCTGCCCGCAAGCCTCTGTAAACGCCGCCCTGAGCTTGATGCCGTACAGCGTAAGAAATTCTCCTTTATCCGCATCCCATGTCGGTAGCGTGTCCATGAGGGAGATAAAGGCCACTTGCAGAAGGTCGCTTTCCTCGACACCTGCGCGGCCTTCCATTGCCCGCGTCCACCTCAAGGCCTGCTGCCACGCGAAGCGTTCAACCGCCGCCCAAAGGCTCAGAATGTCCGCCTTGCCTGCCTGTACCGCCGCTGCAATTTCGCTTGTTCGCTTATCCTGTGTGTCAAGTGCTTTCGCTTGCATATCCGCTCCTCCTGTGGTAAAATCAGAATTGACAATTCGAACTCACCACAAGAGCGGTCCTCCCCGATTTGGGGAGGGCTTTTTTCATACGTGTATGAGAACCGCGCCGCTATCGCTCACATCCTCGATGGGGCCGCTATTGATCGTGGCCATCGCGTGGACTTCACGGTCGCCGTTACTCAGCTCGACGAGCGCGAGGCAGGCGACAGGGTACGTCTTGCCGTCCTCGAATGCGTAAAGCATATTTGCAGGGGCAGGGATGATCTGGATGATCTTGTCTTCGTTCATGGTTCTTGTCCTTTCTCAGTATTAAAGTCTGAAATGATTGTTTAGCGCCCGTTCGAATTTATCACGGTCATCGACGGGCAGGTGCGGGATAAGCAGGCGTTGCAGTTCATCACGCTGACGGTAGCGGTCACGCTCACAGCGCGCGGGCTTGGTTGATTTTAGAATGCTGTACGCTTCCAAAATAGTCATAAATCCTCCGCCATAAAATTTGAATTTTGACCATCTTTTCTTTCTTCTCTCCTCCGATATTCATGTGCCACCCTCCAAAAATCCGCCCCGGCGTTTTTTCTCTGGCTCGCGGTACGGCTCCGAAAGCTCGGTGAATTTTTGATGTGCGCCGTCAAAGGTCATCTGCACAACACCCTGCCGCCCGCGGCGGTTTTTGGCAACAGAAACCCCGATTGTACCAGAATCGTCAATGCGCCAGAGAAACAGCACCTTCGAGCCGTTCTGCTCCAACTCTCCGCTATCGCGCAAAGAAAGCAGGGTCGGGCGGTCTGTGTCGTTGACACCACGGTTAAGCTGTGCCGCCGCAATGATGGGGATCTGTAGTTCAGACGCAAGGTTTTTCAAATCGCGGCTGATCTGTCCAAGCTCAAGATTTCGACTGTCTGCACGGCGGTCAGCCTGCATCAGGCCGAGATAGTCGATGACGATCAAGTGCAGATTTTGAATGGTCGCCGCCGCACCTCGAATTTTGCTCACCGTCACGGCTGGCTTGTCCCAAAAATGAAGCGGCAAACGTTCCAGCCGATTCGACACGGCTGCAATATCCGTCCACGTCTCATCGTTCAGGTCGCGGTCGATCAGGTTATCCATTGTCGCCATACTGCGGCGCGCAAGTAAGCGCTCGGTCAGTTCAGACGCGCTCATTTCCAGCGAAACGAAAAGCGTTTCGTTCCCGGCTCTGGCTGCGCTTTCTGCGATATCAAGCAAGAACGCAGATTTGCCGACACCCGGACGAGCACCGACGATGATAAGTTGTCCGCCCTCGAAACCCTTCAAGACGCTATCCAGTTTTGGGAACCCCGTATCGATACGGGACTGCTCCGGTGCTGAAAGGCTCCGCAAGGTCTCTGTAAGAGCCTGCGAGACACTTTTCAGCCGTCCGCCCGCATTGTCAAGGAGATGTGCCTTACAGAGTTCGGCAATCGCTGTCGCCGGATTCTCTTCATCGAGCGCCGCAAGCACCCCATCGCGTAACCGCTTTTCCGCGGCTCTGGTATGTAACAGGCGGGCATATTCCTCCGCGTGTGCCACGGTAGGCGTCACGTCGATGCACTCGGCGAGGAACTTACGAGGGTCATCCACAAGCCCGCGAAGACCGTCAGCGGCGATGTTCGCATCAAACGCTTTGCCCCGTGACACAGCGCTATCCGCAGCGCCAAAAACTGTAGCGCAGGCCGGAATGGAAAAATCGTCCGTGCTCACAAGCTGCCGAAGTTTCAAGACCTGCTGCGATTCAAGACAGACCGTCGCAGTCAAGGAATATTCAAGAGAAGAAGTGTCCTGCATCACGTGCCGCCACCCCCCATTTTTGCCAGGAGCTGCGTGTATTGTTTTCTGAATTTGCCCCCTGACAGGATGTTGCTTTGCCAGAACGAATCAAACTGTGAAAACTGTAAAACCTTATCGATGTCCTCCCAGCTGTGCCCATCCAGTCGATGGCACTTGTCGAAGTCCGCCGCCCAATTCTGCAAGGTCGTTTCTGAATGCGGCGTGCAATTCGGCAAGCGCTCCTCAATCTGATCCGCGAGCCAGCGCGCAGCACGGTACGGAAGTGAGTCGGGCTCAAAAACCTGCTTCGGTTTCTTCGTTCCGGTGGAAGGCGGAACAAGAGAATTAGTTGTAGTTGAAGTTGTAGTTGGCATTGAACGCATCCCTTCGTATCCGTTAGTATGCGTCGGTATGCGTTCGCATCCGTTTGGATACTCTGTGTTCTCCGTTACGTTTCCCCATCGAGCATTCGCAGATTCCTGTGCCTTTTCGCATCGCTTCTTGTAACGTTCGGCATCAGCGTCTATCTTCGGTTGAATGAAGTTCCATGCAACTGTCAACATAGAATCGTCAAACTGCGGAACAACGCCAATCTCCCCATAAGACAAAATTGAATCGAATAGAAGACCTTTCTGCTCAAGGGATAGAGCTTTCAAACATGGGCGTAAATCAAAATATAACATCACGCCGGGACGTTTTTTACTTGCCACAAATCAGCTCACCTTTCCTGTGCCTTTGCCCACTCAATTAAATCGCTGGCAACAATGCGCGTACAACCGCCGATTTTGACCGCAGGAAAACCAGCGACACGACTCCACTTGTAGATAGTCGGGCGTGATACGCTTAGAAGCCTCGCGGCTTCGGTGACAGTGATTAAGATGCGATCCATATTTTCCCCTCCTTACAAATTCGAGTTGACAAAACTGAAAAACTTGATACAATAACATTAAATCTCAAATTTCTTGTCACTTGCATTATACACATGAAGTGTTTGTTTGGCAAGTTATTTGAGTCACTATATCTAAACAACAAGAAAATCATTCTTTTTGGAGCATAGCAATATGGAACAAATGTTTTTTCCGGTCACACAAAAGAAAGCAAGTCAAACGGGCACGGCAAGGTCATCCGCTGCAAATAAAAACGCCCTTTTCCCGACGCAACTGCGTAAATTACGAAAGGAAAAAGGCGTATCACAGGATGAGTTATCTAAAATACTCGGCGTATCAAAGTCTACACTTGGGCTATGGGAAACAGGCGATACCCTACCAGACGCAAGATCACTGCATGATTTAGCCGTTTACTATGGCGTAAGTGCAGATTATCTTCTCGGATTATCCGATGTACAAACTGCCAATATGGACGTAAAAGCAATCTGTGAATACACCGGCTTAACAGAAAAGGCACTTTCTTTCTTTCATGATGGAATTGCCGACAGAGATGAAAATGGGGTTTATCCGGCTGGTTTTACAGATGACATGTATTCTCCTAAGAAGCTGATTAACGATATATTTGAATGCGATATCATTGATCCTTTTTTTGCTATAGTAGAGTTTTGCGATGGAATGAATGATGCTGTTGAGCCAGATTCAAATCTAAGAGTTATAAGCGATGTTATTTCAGATGACGAAGGAAACTGTCGGGGGCGAGGTATAGCCCATCTTACATTTAAGCAATTTGCTGAACTTAAAATTGAACATGCAAAATCAACATTTTCGGACTTGTTGAGCATTCTTTATTGGAAGTATCTCGAAAAATTCAAGTAAATGTAACGCTGTCAACAACATCAGGAGATAAATTATGGAAACATATCTTGCGTATTTTGATGAAACCGGTGATGATGGTTTGATAAAATATTCTTCGGACCATTTTGTTCTTACAAGCCTCTATATGCCATCTTCTAAGTGGCAAGAAAATTATGACGCTCTCCGTCTTATGCGTCGTGGATTACGCGATGATTTTGGCTTACATGTTACAGAGGAATTCCATACTAAACAATTTTTAACTGATAAAAATCCTTATCGCGCCTACAGTTGGACATCTGAGCAAAAGCAAGAAATTCTCAAGCGTTATACGATTACGTTGGCCTCGTTAGATATGCAGTGTATGAATGTTGTTATCGATAAAACGAAAGTAAAAAGTAATACTTACTCTGTACTGGAAAACGCATTAACATACAGCGTACAACGTATTGAAAACGATAGTGCCGGCCGTTGGAAATATATTATATTATCTGACAAAGGGCGCGTTAGTGTTATGAGTCACACAGCGCGAAAAATCCGCGCCTTCAATCCAGTACCATCGATGTTTGGTTTTGATTACCGTAACCAGCCAATCAAAAACATGGTAGAAGATATTCTCGAAAAAGATTCTAAAGAATCATACTTTATTCAATCTGCAGATTTCATTTCTTATTTTTCTCATCTTTATTTTCTTACACATGATAAGAATCTTTCTTTGCCCAACCGTGTCGCAAACTTAATCGACCGTTCTTTTGTTGACAGTGTCTTAGCGACATTAAAAAAGGGTGAGAAAATCAACCTGAAAGCAAGCCGATCTTCTCACCCTTATGGTTTTGTTATTTATCCAAAATAAAAAACACCACCTACGACGCATTCGCGCTTTCAGTGGTTCAATTACAGTATAACCGCAGATTTATAAAATGTCAATCATCTTAGCTCAATTTAGATAAAACCGCCCCCGGTGCTACCAACACCGAGGACGGTTATAAGGGGCAGTAAACTTGCAACGCCTACTGCCCCTATATCTTAGCATGATATAGGAGGAAAATGCAATGCCGAGAAAGAAAAACAGCCGCGCCGCTCAGGGTGCGGGCAATATCCGCAAGAAGACTGTACTGCGAAACGGAAAAGAATATACCTTTTGGGAAGCACGTGTCACTGTTGGCCGAGATCCCGGCACGGGCAAACAGATGCGGCGCAGCTTCTCGGGAAAAACTCAGAAAGAGGTACGCGAGAAAATGCAGGCCGCCGCGGTCGCGGTCAATGACGGAGATTATTTTGAGCCGTCGAAAATGACAGTCGGCCAATGGCTCGACACATGGGCAGAAGAATACCTGAACAGCGTAAAGCCTCGCACAGTCGAAAGCTACAAGGCAAACATCAAGCAGCACATCAAGCCCGCCATCGGCGCGCTGCGGCTCTCTGAGCTGACCGCCGTCGACGTGCAGCGGCTCTATAATAACCTGACCAATAAGCACAGCAAAAAGCCGCTCTCTGCAAAATCTAAGAAGAATGTTCACGGCACGCTGCACAAAGCTCTCGAAAAGGCGGTTTTGCTCGGCTATATCCGTCATAATCCCGCCGATAAGCCTGATCTCCCCAAAGTGCGCAAAACCGAAATAAAGCCCCTCGCAGATGACGAAATGGTCGCCTTCCTCGATGCGGTCAAAGGCTGCGAGTATGAGATCATTTATGTCGTCACGCTCTTCACGGGAATGCGCGAAGGTGAAGTGCTGGGGCTGACGTGGGACTGTATCGACTTCAAAGGTGGCACGATCACCATAAAGCAGCAGCTCCAAAAGGTGCGCAGTTCCGGCGGCGAATACATCCTTACTTCGACCAAGAACGGGAAAAGCCGTATCATCGCCCCGGCAAACTATGTCATGCAGCTTTTGACCAACCAGCGGAAATTGCAAAACTCGCAGCGGTTGAAAGCTGGCTCTGCGTGGAGTAACCCTTTCAATCTCGTTTTCACAAATGCGCTCGGAAGAAACCTCTGCGCCCAAACGGTATATCTGCATTTCAAGAAGCTCGCCGCGGCTGCCGGTGTCCCCTCTGCCCGCTTTCATGATCTGCGGCACAGCTACGCCGTCGCTGCGCTCCGCTCCGGCGATGATATCAAGACCGTTCAGGAGAATTTAGGCCACCACACGGCAGCGTTCACACTGGATACTTACGCCCACGTGACAGAGCAGATGCGGCGCGAAAGTGCACATCGAATGGACAGTTTCATAGAGGGCATTCAGGCGAAAAAGCAGGCGTAAAATTTTGTAAGGGGAAAACATAGGGGAAAACGGCCATCCATAGACGCAACAAAACCCTTGAAAACATCGTGTTTTCAAGGGTTTTCCCTTTGGTGCGCGAGGCGGGACTTGAACCCGCACGTCCGTAATGAACACTAGAAC